CATCTACTGTATATGTAGTGTTTGTTGCACCTACGGAGATTGCTGTAATCTTTGCAGAAGCACCTACGTTAGTACCAGAGATTTTATCTCCAACCTCAGCACGGCCACCGAATGCAGCATTTGCTGCCACGATAGTAAACGCACCTGAAGCACCGCTAACTGCAGATGCAGTTGCTAGTGCTGTTTGGTCTGCGCCAGACTTTGAGTTATACATACGTGCTGATTCAACATAGTATGCACCCTCATAGTTACCGATTTCTCCTGCCCAGATGCGGTCTTGTGAAGAACCGTATTGGTTAGGTAGCAACCAGCCTTGTCCTGAAGAGGACTCTGCACGTAGGTCATGTGATACTTCTGGGTGAATACCAGTCCAGTATAATGAACCCTTACGGCCAACTGCTTTAGCAGCACGTAACTTAGCGACTACCTTGCGGACGTCTGCTGAGTCAAGTGTTGATGCTGCTGCAACTGTGCCTGTTGATGTCGCTGAACCACCAAAGATTTTATATGTTCCGCCACGCAATGTTTCCATTGCTACAGCATCGATAGAATCTGCTAGGTTGAAAGCGATAATGTTTGCGATTGCTGGGTCTACATCAGCAAGGCTGAATAGTTCCAACGCACGAGTTACCAACACAGAATTTCCATACTCATTAAGAGTAATGGAAACGTTGGTTGGTGTAGACATTGCTACTGCATCTGGGTCAGTTGTTTCTGTCAGAGCGGTAGTGTTTGCGGCCAAGTCAACATAGCGTTGTAGAACAACGGTTGAACCTGGTATTGATTGACGGGCAGGTGTTTTATCTGCGACAGAACGAATTAATGGTTCTGAGCGAAGAGCAAACTCAAGTAAGCGGTCATACGCTGCTTGAACTAAACCTGCGCTGCCAGCGGTTCCTCCTAATGAGGACGAACCAGTTGATACAAAGGCGTTTGCCATTTGTTGTCACCTCCAAGGTGATAGGAATTACTATGGATTAAATATTACTACGAACGGAGGATAGAAAGAATTTCATCTGCAGATTGTGCATTAGCAATTCTTGATTCTAAATCATCCGTACGTTCGGAGGTCAATGAGTTCTGAGTAAGAATATCTTGCTGCCGTAAGGCTGCTCGATTAACTTGTTGTTCCTCAGTTATCTCAGGCTTGCTTAATCCAAACAATTCGCTATTATCATCAAGCCAGTTATTAACTGACTCTTCATTAATATCTTCTAAGTCTTTAAGGATTAAGCGTTGTGCCTTTAAATTGACACCCTTCTTTTCTAGGACTTCCTTGACGACTCTCTCACGCTGCACCTTGGACAATCCCTCAAGTTGCTCAGTGAGTTCCTTAATACGCTTCTCATCTGCACGTTTGGCTTTTCTTAGTTTCTTAACTAAGTCATCCCCCTGCAGAGGTATATCGTTATCTTGGTCTTCGTCTTCGTCTTCCCAGTAGTTGTTGCTCATAGCAACCCACCCTTCTATTCGTTGTAGTCGCAAGCCACAGGTCCCAATCGGGGAATTGGTCTGGCTCTTGCTATCGGTCTAATACGCTATGTGAGGCCGATAGATTCACATAGGAATTTATTTAGAACTGACCTGCTGTAGAACCTCTACGCAAGTATGTAGTTGACAATCCCGCTTCACCTACTCCAGATGAACCCTGGAATGCTGCTTCTTCAGTAGCAATTAATTTTTCTTTCTTTCGTTTAGCAGATGCTAAACCTTTAAAGGTTGCAGATTCTGCATCTGCTTGTCCATATGTAGTACCAGTTTCAGAATATATATTACCTAACTTAGTAGCAGTAGGTAACTCTTCTCCAATGGTTGCATAACCTGCTTGTGCTTGTTGTTTATTAATACCAAATCTAGCAAGGTCTTCAGCACTTGTCATAGTGGCTGCTAATCCTTGTCCTATTGCAGCACCACCTATTTCAGCAGCAGTTGCTTTTTCTTTAAGATTTACTAAAGCCTTCTTAGGGTCTAAGAAATATTTAACAAGTTCTGCTTCACCAATACCATAGAAGTCTTGAAAGGCTTTCTTTGTTGATGGGTCAGCCATCTTAACTCTATCTACAGCAGTAGATACTCTATCGGTAAATTCAACAGCAGATACATCAGCACCAATAACATCGGCTATTGCTGATTGTTTAGTAGCCGTATCAATACCAAAGTAACTTTCAAGACCATATGCTTTAAGAGTCTTTGTATAATCATCTTCTAGTGTTAAATATTCGGCTTCACTTAATACATTTAATCCAGCAGCACGGCGGGTTTCATTACCCTTAAATCTTTTGATATATGCTGAATTATATTTAGGGTCAGTCTTTAAAGCAAGGGTTGCTTCTTCAGGACCATAACCTTCACGCATCAAAGTTTCTATTGTTGCGCCTAGGTCGCCCAAACCATACTGAAGAAACACGCCTTTGATAATTGCAAAAGCATCTCTATTATCTTTATCATCTTTTTGTTTTTGAAGTGCAGCAAGTCTTTCTGCTTCTAACTCTTCTGCAGTTTTAACCTTTTTGCCACCAAAGGTTTCAATAGTTGCAGTTGAAACATTACCTGTTTTAGTTACAAATTCATTATATTGAGCAAGTTTTTGTTCAGGCGACATTGGTGTTGATGGCACAACATCACCTTGGCTATTAAGTACATTACCAAATTCGTCTCTATCTGGTCTGGCCATTATGCTATCAATCCGAAGTTACGAAGAATACTATTAGCATAACCAGTAGCGGTTTCTCTAGCATTAGTAGTCTTTCCCCAACGTGGGTCTTTCTTAAGAGCACGTTCAAATTCAGTCAAGTTCATTGCTCCTTTGTTTCCATTGTTCTTAAGTGCCATTTGAATAGTTGGATTCAATACATCAACTTGGCTTTCAGGTATCTCTAAAATCTGACGCATTGTATATTTATAGTTGGCAGATAAATCTTCTAGGTCAACATCTTCAGATAGAACATCTGCTAGGTTAGAATAAGTAGCCTTAGATATAGCAAGTAATTTTGCATTAATTTTACTTGTATCTTTATCATTGTTTCGATATGATGTTGATACATATTTTAAAGCATCTTTATTACTTAATGTTATGCCATACTTTTTAGCATAGGCTAGTGTACTATTAACATCTTGAGCAGCCTTGCTACCACCTTTTAGTACTACATCAATATCAGAACCATCAAGTGCTTTACCAGCAATACCACGTTGTAGTTGAAGTATATCTTCAGCATCTAACTGATACTCACCTGTGGTTACCTGTGAGGTACCACCAGAATCTGTACCTTTAGTAGTAGTAACTTTAGCATTCTTCTTTTCCAATGCTCTTAATTCTTTATAATATTTTTTTTGTTCCTCATCTGTAGCGCCTCTACCTAAATAATCTACAAAAAATCTATTTAGGTCAGACTCTGCTTCATCTACTTTAGTTACATATTCATCGTAAGATACTTGAGGTCCACCCACACCTGAATCTTTAAGGTCTTCCTGTATGTATTTAAAGAAAGATTTTGGCGTAATGTTTTTATTTTGCTCTAAATCATTAACCATTGTTTTGGTATGTTTTTGCAAAGCATAAGCCAAGGCTTGGCCAAAACTAACACTAGTAGTATCAAGTCTATTGTAATCATTTTCAGGAATTCTAAGACCAGCACCTCTTAGGTCATCAAATAAACCTTTTAATCCACGGGGAGATTTAATAGAATCTTGTATAACTCTTTTTGCTACTCCGTCAAAATCAGATGTAGAAGGTGCATAATCATTAACAAGTTGGCCAGGCTTTTCTTTCATAAATAATGGAACCTTAGTTTCAGGTCCTATGTATATATATTGTTGAACTTGGCTGTCACCTTCTGTACCGCTAACCCAACTACCACCGTCTTCAGGGTTTCTTGTTACCTTTAAACCTTTAGCATTAACATCTTTTACAAACTCATTATCACCCTCATATGGCTTAATGCCAGGCGTACCACCATCTGCAGTTATCTGTGCCGCTTCTAAGGTTTCAATCTCTGCTTTTAGTTTTGCGGCTTTTTCTCTCTGAAAAGTTTCTTCCGCTTTTGCTTGTTCTTTTTTCTTATCTTCAATTTCTTTAGTTCTTTTTTGTTTCTTTTCTTCATCTGTTATAGTAGACAGTTCAGTATCAATTGATTTTATTTCAGCAAGGCGTGCAGTAACCTGAGCATCCAGTCTTGTTAGTTCATCTTTTGCTATCTTGTATCTTCTATCATCGTTACCGTCATCCCAAATAGCCATCTGCTTGCGTTGCAAGTCCATGCTTGCAGCATCACGGGAATTTAATGCTTTGAGACCTCTTTGCTTGTCTCTTAAGTCACGTTGCTTTATTGATTCAGCCATTAGTATCCTTTGTATGCTTTAGCGGTATAAGTATCACGGGAATAGTAACCAAGAATTGATTTAAATATTGCTCTGCTTGCTTCTGTTAGGATGGCATCTCCAGCACTTAGGCTTGCAATTAAGTTTTCTACTTCATCTCTGAAATTTCTTTTAATATCAGCAAAGTTCTCTGCCTCACGAAGTGAAGCATCGTTAGACAAAGATACAAACTGACGGATTCTTGATGTAACCATTGCTAGTCTTTGGCGTGTGCCAACTGGCATTTGGATAGATGAATCTTTAATCATCTCTTCAAGGTTAGACAACATATTTAATTCTGTTGCTACCTCATTACCACCAGCCACAAGGGCTGCTTCTAGTAATGGGTTAGACACCTTAAGTAAAGCACGTTGTCTTGTTGATTCAGCAATCTTTGCAGTACGAGCAGTAATGCTAGGTGTTGACTTTAAGAATTCTTTTTCTTCTTTACCAATATCGTAATAGGCTTGCTTGTCTTTAGCAACTAGAACATCTAAGTAGTATGCTTCTAAAGATTTATCTTTAAGCAATCCTGCTGCCTCTAGATATGCATAGGTAGGGGCATCAAACTCACCTGCGTGAGGTGCAACTATCCATGCTGCTTCGCCATACTTCTTGATATTACTTTCATTTTGGATAGCCCAAGACTTAACAGCCTTAGTCTTTTGAATAACCACGTTAGTCTGTTTCTCATTACGAGCAACTGTATAGATTAACTTACCTGGATTCTTACCCACAAATGTAGCAACTGCTAACTCATATGGGTCTTGAATATCACCCTTGTATTTCTGCGTTACTGCATTTACTAGGTCATAAAACTCTGGACGTAGTCCTGTTATACCTACCTCTTTAAGGTAATCTGGAAGATTAACACTCTCTTGAACTGACGGAGATATAGGTGAGAATAAACCAAGAATGTTACGCATTACAACTACATTGTGAGCAGATATTCTAATTTGCTTTAAGTAGTTATACTTATCCTGTGCTGATGCATTAGGGTCTAAGTACTTAGCCATATCTTCATCAGTATTAAAGGCTTGATTGTAGGCAATAGCCTGCATAGCAGCAGTTGATTCTTGCCTATCCTTCTCATCCTTAGGTACTATTGAATATAGTTTTTGCAGTGATGAAGGAACTAAAGCACGCATTACTGTTACACCATCGCCTATATCACCAAGGGCGTAGTTATCTAATTCTTCTGATAACTCTTTTGTTGCTGGTACTTTACCCAGCAAAGACTTCATAGTTAGCACGCTTAAGGCACCAATAGGTCCAGATAGCGTAGGCATACCAGCATCTGGGCTAAATGAAGGGTTAGCCAAGGTTAGTTTAAATGTAAATTCATTAAACTTTGGTTGTTGGAAACTCTCTTCACCAGGTCCTAATGCACGTACTGCTTTATCTACAACACCAAATATTACATTATCTGTTGGCATCATGATATATGGTTCGCCATTATTATCTTTGTATACACCACCAGCAGCATCTAAACCAAGATGCACTAAACGCATACGATATAAAACTCTAGGTGCTATGTCTTTTAGACGATAAACTCTGCGCCAGAAATCTTCAGTAGCACGGTAATAACGGCCAGTATTACGTACTGATACGGCAAAGTTAGTTCTGATATTAGGGTTATCAACAAACTTTAATACAGAATCTGCTGCTTCTTGGACAGATATTTCTGTTACAAGTTTCTGAGCATGCTGCTTTGTATCTTCTAGTATTGCTGCTTTAACCTTCTCGCCTATAACTTTACCATCATCTTGATACTCTCTTAATTTATCCGCATAAAGTTTTGCAGCCATTTGTTTCTCTAGAACAGCATAATTTTTGCGTACATCTAGATACTTAATCATTACCACTGGCTGGCGTAGGATACCTGTTACTTGGTTATCCATCAATTCCATCATACCGTTACCTAGTTTGGCATAAGCAGTTTCCATATCGGAAATACCTGGACCTTCAAGGGTAGTAAATAACTTACCTTTAGGTTGGAATCCTTTAGTTAACTCTTCAAATTGTTCAAAGGTTATTTTTTGTGCTGCCTTTTGAGCCTTGTTAGATATTCTATTTCCAGTATCTAATTCTTCTTTTACTAAATCATCATAAAGAGATTTAAATTTATTAAATAATCCTTCGTTAAATGCATCTGCGCTGCCATGAAAAGTTTGACGCATATCCAATAGGATACGGTCTATTAAAACTTCAGCAATTTCCATATCATCTAGTCCCTGTAAACGCAAAGCACTAGTATGGGCTGTCATACCCAAGAAACTCTTTAATGCTTCTGGGTCTTTAACTGAGTGTGTAATCTTTATATCTAAATCAGGTATTACATTCTCATCAAATTTACCTAATAAATCTGTATTCTTTCTTAAACCTACATTTTCTAATAGGTAAGTTTTAGCACCAACAAAGTCACGCTCTGTTCTTAAACCTTTACTGGCAACAAATGCAGCAACTGGGTTGAACTTAAAGTTCTCACCAATACCTATGTTCTGTCTAGTATTACCATAAAAACGTTGCACAAAGTTTTCAAAGTGAACTAAGGAAACACCACGACCTGCAAGAGATTGAAGTGAAGCCAACTTTTCTGTGTCTATTCTTTGACCAGTTTTGCCTTGAACTAAATCTGGGAAAAGACCTACGGCTATATCAAGATTACTCATGTTAACTAATTGCTCAGTTACTTCTGCTGATTGCCGTCCAACAAGACTTGCACCTGCAGCAATAGACCTAGTGCCTGCTGTTAAATATTGTGAGTTTAAAGTTAATCCTTGTATTAAAAACTGCACTTCATTATCATTTAATTTACCAAGAAAACCTTTACGATTCATTGCCTCAGTAATATATTGTGCTTGAGCCAACTTGCGTTCTAAAGATGATAGTTCGTCAGGTTGTTTTCCAACACTATTAGCATAATCACTAATGATTGCTAGTCTTGCATCTTTATCATACATATCAGCAGGAGTTTTTCTGCCCAATGCTCTAGCAATCTTAACTCTTAACTGTTCACCACTCTTAGAACCAGAGTATGCTGCAGCAATTCTGCCCATTCTGTGACCTTTACGGTCTAAGTATTGGAATAAATCCTTAGCAGGTGCTGTCAAATAGTAAATAAAACCTTCATCAATACTGCTTCGTATACCCAAACGTGGGAAAAGTGTAAAAATAGACCAGAAGTTAACTATGCTAGTTGATAATGCGCTACTTGTAGCGCCACCAAACATAGCAGAAACTAACTTTCCCTTGTTTGCTTCATAAGCATACTGTGCTAATTGTTGATAATCAAGGGTAGATATTGCACCACGCTCTTGAGATGGATGAATAATGCCTTGTGAATCATACTTAACTGCATTACCTTCTAGTTTAACGCCAGCCTTAGACAAAACAGGTGTAAAACCTGTAGGAACATCTAGTTTTTCAGTAACTGCAACTCCAACTGAAGAACCATATTTTTCTTCAAGGGTTTTTCTTATGTAATCTCTACCCTTTTCTGTTCCTTCAATTCCTAAACGTTGCATAATAGCAACATCAAGGCTACGAAGCATAGCAACTTGGTCATTTGCAGTGGAGTTAATAAACTTAATAGTTAAAGCCTCTGATAAATCCTTTGGTAATACTTGACGTGCTGTGTCTCTAAAGACACTTGCAGTTTTAATAGACTGTTTATCATCAATAACGTTAAGTTTAATCTCTTTATTTTGTGGAGTACGTGCTGCAAGAAGAGAAATTTTTTCTTTAATATTTTTGCGAGAGAATTTTGCAAAGTCTGCTATTTCTGAACCTATTATGTCAGCCTCACGGGTAGAACCTGCTTTAACAAGTGCCTTGGATATCTCTTCAACTGACTTAGCAATTTCTTTAGTTGTTCCAGATGCAGGATTTAAGAAAGTACTTAGTGCTTTTTGAGCACCACCAGTTAATCTACGTTGATTACGTGCAGTTGCTATACCATTACGAAAGAACTGAGCACCATCAACCCTGCCAGCCATAAACATAGATAGATTATCAAGATTTGAAAAAACTGTTTGAGCACGACTAGCATTGATAACATTTTTTCTTTCTAAGAAATCAATTGCCTCATCATTGTTGTAGCCAGGGAAGCGCTTTTTAATATCATTACGTATTCCAATTTTAGCAATCGTATCTGTTTCATCATTAAGTTTCTTAATTGCAGGACCTAGTTGGTCATCCCATAACTTAACTACATCTTTGTTGTCACGGAATATGTCTCTCACTCCAGCAACACCAAACTGCTCAATGGTCTTACGCATTTGAGTACCAGTTTGATTAGCCATACCAAGTAGTCTGCCTTTAACGGCAACGCTTACACCACCAGTAACATAAGTTAATGGGTCAACTGCAATTTGGTATATAAAATCTATAGGGCCAGAGATACCTTGTATCCCAGTAGCACGGCTAATATCTCTACCTGGAGATACCTGTGCAAATTTAACGCCATCCATAACTTGCTGGAATGATTCTGGATTATTATATGCTTCTTCTAAAGCATCTAGTAATTTTGTATTTATTGAACCACCAGCAGCAGCAATAATTTCTCCTGGTTTCTTACCAGCAATTAAACCTTTTGCTATCTCTACTTTTTCAACACCAAAATAATCTTGAGCATTTGTTAATGCGCCTTCGTCATAAACTCTACGGCCATCCCAAGCATCACTAAATGACTCTTTAGTAAATAAACCCTCACCTTGAGAAGCCTGACGTGCTAGTAGGTAAGGTGTGTTAATTACTCTATTAAAAACACCTGCAGCCTTGAATAGTAAAACCAATGGACTCTTAAGAACATTGAATCCAGTTTTTATTGCACCAGTAACATAGTTAGCAGCACCTGGTTCTGCTAATTGATAATCTGATTCTGGAAATAAAAACTTTAATTTTTCTTGAGCACTAGGGTCTAACCCTTGAAATTGTTTACGTGCTTCATCAATAGATAATTGGTTTAGTTTTTTGTTTTTATCAACAGTCCAACTAAACTGTTCTAATTGAGTTCCTTGTTCCATAGGAATATTTGCGGATTTAGCAGCGGCATAAAGGTTTGGACTAGCCTTGGCTACTATCGGGTTAAGACGATATACCATTAGTACCCTTCGTCTAGTAAACTTCTATATATTAGTTCAGCCTCACCAGATGGGTCGTATGGTATTAAATTTCTAATTACTTCTTGAATTGTATATGAAGGATTAGGCAATCTTGATTTTGCTTCTGAGCCAGGTCCAGCACCTATATCAACTCCAGAGGTAATGGGTTCATTAGGACGTGCAGTAGGTGCCATTAAAGGTGTTGGCATTTCCATTTGTGGAATTGGATTGCCAGCCATAGGCGCTGCTACTTGGTTATTGTAAGTTTCTTGTCCTTGTCCATATGGTAATCCTGGAACGTAGGTTGCAGGTTGTGTGCCGCCCCCGTCAGTGCGTTGACTAAGAGAGCCAGGGCCTGATATTGGGGCTGGGTTACTCGGTTTTCTATATCCACCTTGCTGGGCCACGCTTCCTCCTACTTAGTAAATTGTGTTTTAACAGTTGCGGTTCCACCGCACCATACATTGTATTCAATTGCTATGTTAATTGCTTTCTTTGCTGCACCAGATGCTTTAGCATGAGTTTTAGTTTCAGACTCTAACGCTACTAATGCACCAAGTGCTAAGGTTCCACCAGAACCTATTGCATATAAACCTTTGTCATCCCGCATATATCCATAGTCATCACTAACTTGATATAACCTGCCATTAAAACAAACTAATGCATCCCAACCTGAATCATCATCATTCTTTGTTTTAGGTGTTGGGTCATATCCACCATCTAATATAGTTTGCTTCATAGATGGTAATACTCTAATCATCATAAATCTGTCTGGGTCTTGGGTCTTAATTACTTTAGGTGGTTGCCATAAGTTATTAAGGATATCTCCTACAATTGCATCACCTGCAACTGCAATTAGATACTCACCAATCTTGACTATTTTCTCACACCCTTTAGCCACGTATGGTCTATCTTGATATGAGGTTGTAGTATCTGCGCCTAAAACGGCCCAGCCTTTACCTTGTATTCCAACTATTGCTGTCATTGTCCCCCACCTAATTTATCTTCTTACAACGGTCCTTGCACTTGCACTACCTGTACCAGTAGAACTTAAACTAGATAAAAGACTTTGTAGTCCACCACCTGCTGCTTGCGGAGGTAAACCTCCTGCCGATGCTGCAGCGGGAGCAGGGGACATTTGCTCAACCTGTGGAGCACCAGCAGGAGGTAATTCTGGTTTAAAGATTTGCTCAATAGCATCTTCAATGGCTACACCTTTTTGGCGTGCCTTGATTACATCAGCAATCTTTACAACTATTTCACTTGGGTCTCCACCCTGTGTTGCAATTTGCGGTATCGCTTGCGTATAAGCCTGCAATGAACCAATCAAAGAGTTACGCATCTCTTCAACTTCAATCTTTTCTTGTTCTTGAGTTACGTTAATACCAAATGGTAGTTCACGCATAACCATATCTTTAGAAATAATCTTAGCGCCTAGTGCTTGTAGCATGAAGATAAGTCCCTGCGCTGGGTTAAGACCAGCAAGCATGCCATAGCGAACATCGGCTGAGTAATCTTTCTTAATGTCCTTAGATGGTTTGTAGTCAATGCTGTATGGAGAACCAGCATCTACACCACGAACTGTCTTTTCAAAATCAAAGAATGTTTCATCAATCTCAAAACAAAGAGAGATAACATCTTTAAGTGCTGAGGCAAAGATAGCCTGAGCAGATTTAACTTGAGTATCAAAGCCACCCATAAGTGCTTGTACACCTTGGCCAGTAATAATACTTGCATCAAGATTACCAGTACGGGACTCAGGGTAACGAGTACCTATACGTAATTCTTGTTGCAGTAATGATTGTTCAGTAAATGCACCATTTGGAATAGGAAGTTCTACACGTTTAACTCCAGCAGGGTTATTGGTACGGATAATTGCATCCCCACCAAATTGGATTTCTTGAACATCGTTAGGAACAACGATTGGTGATTGAACTGATTTCTCTGCTGCTTCCATCGCGAGTAATGCGAACCTGTTACGAAGCAGTTGGATACCTAGAACATCATCAAACTGTCCACGCATCTCTCCATCAATGGAGGGACGTCTAGCAACTACTACCATCATTTTACCAAATGGATTAATAGCCTGAGATAAAATTAAATTATTGCGAGTTGGAATATAAATCAATGATTGGTCTTTGTCGTAATAACGAACAAATTCCACTACTGAATTTAAACTCTGGTCATAGCCATTACGTCCTAGAATTTGCAATTCATGTTCTGGGAACTGGGCTACTAACTCAGCAATTGTTAATGAGTATCTTTTTGCAAAGGCAATGCAACGTCCGTAGCGGTCAAATTCTGGGTAAGCCCCAATTGGACTTTCTACTCTGATACGTGGCAGCCCTGCTTCTTCGTCTAATTCAATTATGAATGGGACGAAACCGAATGTGATGTAATGGTCTGCACCTGTGTACATCTGCACTTGTAAATCTGAATGAGCAAAATAGTTAGAAGCAATACGAGTACGCTTATCGGCAAAAGAACGAGCACGGTCAGAGACCTGATTAGCGGCCGAGCAGTTAACTGCAGGAAGAGGTGCCATAACTTCTGACAAGTCACGGGCAACAATATCAATAAAATTTGCAACGACATTTGCTTCTACACCCTCTGGAAAGAAACTTGGATATACATTTGCAATGTTACCTTTACGGACAGCAAGAACATCCTGTGCTCTGCTATCACGTTCAGAAGAACGTTGCTTAAGAGAATCAACTCTCGCTGCAATTTGTTGAATATTTAACAATTAATTACCCGCCTTATTTGTATTGTTCAGGAAATGTTTCTCTTCTTAGTTTTGCAATAAATTCAGCAGACGCTCTTCCGCCTCTTGCATCTAATTCTTTTTCTCTTTTTTGTTCAGCACCACGGATTTTGTAAGTTCTTTGTTTAGGTGTTTCTTTTTTCTTTGCAACCTTCTTAACAGCCTTAACAACTTTCTTAATCTTCTTAGGGTCAACCATTATTTACCCCTAGGTTTTCTAGCAGGTCTGCCACCACCAGTAGTATATTTTCTTGTTTTATTTTTTTCTGTTAAACGTTCTGATTCTTTAACAGCCTTTGCAGCATTTCTGTCTGACTCCCATGATTTTTCTGTTTTACTAGGATGCATAACTCTTTTGTTTCCAAGTTTATCAATCTTAGAAGAAATACCTTTAACTGTAGGTGAGGCTGGATTTAAAATACTATCTCTAACTTGTCTTTGCCATTCACTTTTTCCTACTTGTTTGGCTCTAACTTCGGCTCGGAATTGTTCTACTGCTAATTTTTTACGAAGTTGAGAACCACTTCCTGCGGGAATATTCATTTCTCTTTCAAAGATAGAACGATTTAGTGATTTAGGTTCAGTTGGTTTTTTACCAATTGAATAAGATTTTCTTTCAATTTCTTGACGCAACCGAGCCTGTTTTTTTATAAACTTATTTACTTGTCTTCCAGCAGCATTTTGTTGTCTTAAAGTTCTAGGACGATTATGTAATACATTAGTTGGCTTTGGTTTAACCTTAGGAAGATTTTTCATCCCAGTCCAAAAATCTTCTCTTTGAAGAGACTTACTAATTGCTCTTTCTTTACTTGTTTGTTCTGGAGATTTTTTAGGAATGCTTTTAACAGTAGTTTTTCTAGGAATGTTTGTTGACCTTGTTGTAGCATTGCCCATACCCTTAGGGCGCATCAATGGTCTAGTACCACCAGCCTTTATTTTTTGCGATTCAACCGCTACCTTACGTGCTTCTTTAGTGGGTACCTTTGCTATTTTCTTTTTGGCAATATCAGCAAGACGTTTCTTAGCAATGATGCTTGCAATTTTAGTAACGGCCACTATCTACCCATGTTTCTATAAACCTTACCTACAAACTTTGAACCCTTTTTAACAATACCACCAACTGCACGAGTTACTGGTCCGCCTATTGCATATGATGCATAATCTACTGGGTTGCTTGGGTCAAAGATATAGTCTTTAATAAACTTTACATTACCAGATGGCTTTAACTTTTTAGTAGGACCAAGGTTTGCTTTCTTAGACTTAGCCATTACTTCATACCCTTTGGCCAGTTAAGTTTACTTCCCATACTTCCACCACGAATACGATTAGGACGAGCAGGTGGTGTATATTTAAGCACATTGTCTGTACCATATATAACATCATTTTTACCTGTTCTTGATTTATATTGTTTTGTTGCAGCCATATATGAATTTGCGTCTGAAATATCTCTGTCTAACTTAATATTTTTCGATTTAACTGTTTTGCCTTTTGTATTAGAATATTTAAGCCCACGTGGTTTGTTAGCAGCCTTAAGCCCACGCTTGTTTGCATTAGATGCAGATTTCTTTGCTGCTGCTTTCTTAACTGCTTTAACTAACTTCATTGGATTAGCCATTACTTACTCCGTCTTTTTGCTATTGCATTACCTAATGGAATACCTATTGCTGCGCCTATT